CAACAAGCTCAAGTTGTATTGGCTGCACAAGACATGGTTGACAAAATGCAAGACATGATTGAAGACAGCACCGAGATGCAATTCAAAGAATTGCCAGCATTAGTGGATTCGATTAAGAATCAAATTGGGGCCAACCAAGCTGCACAATTCAACAATGATGCACAAGCGGCATTGAGTGGTCTAGTGCAGAATTTGCAAAGCAGCAAGCAACAGCTAGAACAAGCATTGGGTGTTGTAACTGGGCAAGGCCCTGTAGAAATGCCAGGGGCCGATGCAGGTATGCCCCCTCCAGAGGGAGATATGGGACTAGCAGGCCCTGCGCCGGGCGAAGAAGAAATTGAAATAGCAGCAGTTGAACCGGGTGCAGCCGCACCAGCAGCAGCACTAGGACGCGAGCGCAGATAATGCGAATCAACGAAGTAGAAGCAGATGCTACCGCAGACAAACTCATGGCCTTGGCCAAGTTTGCTGTGGGTAGAGCACAAGACACTTCTGCCAAGATGCAAATGCCAGTGCAGGCATTTATCAATCGAGCACAAAGTATGGGTGTAGATATCACTCCCGACACTTTGCAAACCTTAATTGGACAACCTCCATTGAGTGGGTTGATTGAACCCATGAGTCCCAACGCTACAGAAATAATATTCAAAGGCGGCGATAAGCCGGGACCAGTCACCATGCCAGTTAATCAAGCACAAGATATTGTGGCACAAGCCGCACAATCCGCAATGAAAAAAGATCGCAGCGTTTAACCCTGCGCCTGGTTGACCAATAGGAGTAAATACTTTACAATTTGTAAGGAAAACTCATGGCATATTCAACTCAACTAATCGATCATTATGAAAACCCACGAAATGTGGGTTCGTTCTCCAAGGACGACACTGACATCGGAACAGGCATGGTCGGCGCACCTGCCTGCGGAGATGTAATGAAGTTGCAAATTAAAGTTCAAGATGGAATTATCACAGATGCAAGATTTAAAACGTATGGTTGCGGAAGCGCGATTGCGTCGAGTTCGCTGGTTACTGAATGGGTCAAAGGACGGACACTTGCCCAAGCGGCAGAGATTACGAATAGCGAGATTGCTGGCGAGCTTGCCCTCCCCCCAGTTAAAATTCATTGTTCAATACTTGCAGAAGATGCGATCAAAGCAGCAATAATTGATTACAAGAGCAAGCATGATCTCGTTAACTGAAACCGCTGCTCAAAAAATAACTAAAACTATCCAACGCCGAGGACACGGTATTGGTATCCGTGTGGGAGTCAAAACAACAGGTTGCTCTGGGCTTGCTTATGTGTTAGAATATGTAGACACTGTGCAACCGGACGATATATGTATTGATTCTAACAACTGTAAATTGTTTGTTGATCCCAAAAGCGGTGCATATCTGCAAGGTCTTGAAGTAGACTACACTAGACAAGGGCTCAACGAAGGATTTCAGTTCAGCAATCCTAACGAACGTGACCGCTGTGGCTGCGGCCTCAGTTTCAGAATTTAAAAACTAATCGAGCATATATAGAGTTGCTATACACCATATTAAAGTGTATAATTGACTATAATTATGTATAATCCAAAATTTGATTACCAAGAGATTCCTAGAGTCACAATAGAAGGCAAACGTTTTTATGCCACACCAGATGGAAACAAGTTGCCATCGGTGACTACCATTCTTGACAAGACCAAAAGCGAAGAAAGCAAGGCTGCATTGCACAATTGGCGGCGTGCAGTAGGTGCAGAAAAGGCACAACAGATTACTACGGAAGCCGCCAATCGCGGCACACGTATGCACACGTACCTTGAAGACTATGTGAAAAAAGGCTCAATTAAAGAACGTGGCACAAATCCATTTTCCTGGAGCAGTCACGAAATGGCCAAGACTGTGATCCGTGATGGATTGAAAAATGTAAATGAATTCTGGGGTATTGAAGTACCATTATATTTCCCTAAGATATATGCAGGTACCACTGATGGTGCAGGGTTGCACTTGAATGAAGAAAGTATCTTGGATTACAAACAATCCAACAAGCCAAAAAAGCGTGAATGGATTGATGATTACTTTGTTCAATTGTGTGCTTATGCAGAAGCTCACAATGAATTGCATGGTACAAAAATACGCAAGGGAGTGATTCTCATGTGTGTGAAACCAGATCTTGACGCCAATCACAATATTATAAGTCCACCTCAATATCAAGAATTTGTATTGGAAGGTGCCGAATACGATCGTTATTGTAACTTATGGTGGCGCAAGGTAGAAGAATACTATACCAAACACATTTAGTTGCCTGACGGATTCTGGCTAAATACAGCACAGAATCAGGACCCACATGGCAATAGTTCAAGTATCACGCATAACAAATCGTAAAGGTCTAGCAGAAAATCTGCCACAACTAGCTGGCGCAGAATTAGGCTGGGCAATCGACGAACGTCGATTATACATCGGCAATGGAACCTTGCAAGATGGTGCACCTGTAATAGGCAATACAGAAATTCTCACTGAATACAGTGACATATTGCTAGTAGGCGGCGCATACACTTACCAAGGTACAGCAGCTGGATACACAGTACAAACAGGATCGTCGTCAGGTAGTCCAATTAGTATTCCACTGCAAAGCTGGCTAGACCAATTTGCCAGTGTACTGAGTTTTGGTGCTGTGGGCGACGGCGTAACTGATGATACTGACGCTATCAATCGTGCATTGTTTCAACTGTATTGTAGAGAATCAAATCCACAAATACGTAGATCGTTATTTTTCCCAGCTGGTCGCTACTTGGTCACTGGTTCAATTAACATTCCACCTTATGCTTTGTTATGCGGTGAAGGAATTAACTCCAGCGTTATTGTATTAGATGCAACCAGTGCCAGTCAGTTTGTCGCTGTATACAGCGACAGCTTGCAGCAAACAGGAGTAAATATTGGTAACAATGGTGCCACACCTCCGGTTGATATTTCAATATCCAATATGGGGTTTGAAGCCGATGGCCTAGCAGATATATTCTTGGTTGAAGATGCCGAACAGTGTACATTCACAGATGTGAGTTTTTCGGGACCACTTGGCCAACTTGATCTAACAACTGCAATTGATAGCACAGCATGTGTGCATTTTAGTTCCACAGCAAGTTTAATCTGTAATAACATCACTTTCCGTCGATGTACATTTGGTGGTACTACCTGGGCATTTGAGACTCCCAATCAAGTGCAAGGTGTATTGGTTACAGAAAGTACATTTGATACACACTATCAAGGTGTGTCTTTAGGCAATCCTTCTCCAGTAAATGGCGGCCCTACTGGATTCCGTTTCTTAGGAAATGTGTTTGATAACATCTATGCTGAAGGTATTATAATTGCTGCTGGTACTGGAATGAATGCCAGTGGTTACAACACGTTTTATGATGTGGGCAATCACTTTAATGGAACCACATCGCCAGCAACATCAGTTATTAATTTCATAGGACAAAACAATGTCAGCGTTGGTGACATGTTTCAACGTACCACAGTGTATGCTGGAACTTATCCTCGCATCGACGTCAATAACGGTATCAACATAGCATTTGATTCAGCCAGTCAACTACAACAAGGTACGTATTTGCGACAAACTGGTGCTACTGGATCATTGCTTAACAACACCGCCGATCAAACCATTTTAACATTTAATTCTACAGCAATTAGAGCAGTACAGATTGACTATACTATTGTTCGAGATGTTAATACCAGAACTGGTGTGTATACCATTGTGGCCGGAACAGACAATGCTGGTACAAATATACAAGGATCTGATTCAGGTGTGCAAAATGCATCACCGGGTGTTACTTTCAGTGTCAGCGAAACAGCTGGTATTGTAACTTGGAAAGCCACTACCACTAACACTGGTATTGGAGCCACTATTAACTATTCGGTAACCAAACTTGCTTGATGTGGTGTTCAACCTTTGAACAACGTTTGGCAGCGTGGAACGTTTTACGAAATCGCGTTTGCACACTGCCTAAGCCGGATGCCCTAGAGGAGATCAATTCCTGGTGGCAACAAACTCCCTGGCGAGCTTATCATTTACACTGGGACGATCAAGCGGATTGGCCAGATCCCTGGCAACTTTTGAGCGACAACATCTATTGTGATCTTGCTCGCGGGCTAGGAATCCTGTATACTATTACTGTGCTGGATCGTTACGATCTTAAAGACGCTGTGCTGATCGAATCAGATCGGGGCAATTTAGTCCTAGTAGAGAATGGGAAATATATATTGAATTGGGACCAGTCTCCGGGGTTAAATATCAACCTACAGCAGAATAGACATCACATCACGCAGAGCGATGTAAAACAACAACTATATTGAGTATATGACACAAATCACAGTTATTAAACGTAACGGAAGAAAAGAACAATTAAGCCTAGAAAAGTGGCAAACCCAAATTGCCAAAGTATGTGCAGGCATTGCAGATGTAAGTCAAAGCATGATAGAAATCAAAGCCCAGATGCACTTTTATGATGGCATCACTACCAAAGAAATTGAT